CGCCGGGGTTCTTGTAGAGGCCGCGCCAGTCGATGGCCTTGGCGGCGAAGTCGTGGCGAGCCTTGATCTCGATCCCGTCCACCTCGAAGCCGGCGCGGGTTTCGATGAAGACACCTTCGTGACCCTCGAGATGGGCGTATTCCACCGTGTCCACGCGGGCGGGATCGGCGGCGAGGAACCACGGGTCATTGCCCGAGGCCGGGATGAGGCGCGGCTCCTCGACGATCTCGAGCCTGCCGGCGTATGGGTTCACGTCGGCCGCGCTTGCGGGCGTCGTCGCCGTCATCTGCTTTCGCGCCTCGAGCGCCCGCGCACCGGGCGGCACCAGGATCCAGCGCGGCAGCACCGAGATCAGCCGCCCCTCGAGCCCGGTCTGCTTGCCGAAGGCGCGCCAGGCCTCGGCAAGCGAAGTCTCGGTGACCGCCGAGCCGGTGCCGAGATTGCCGTGGCTTGCGTGGAACAGCGCCTTGCCATCGGCCATCGCCGGGTTCTGGTTCAGGATGGCGTAGACGATGTCGCTCTCGAGATCGGCGGCAGCGGCGCCGAAGGCGGCCGGGATGCGCGTGAAGGCGTCGAGATCGTCGTTGATCAGCGCCTGGCGGGTGATGGCGAGAATGCGCCCGTAGCTTGCCAGCGCGTAGACTTCCTTGCCCTCGCCGATGGTGCCGTACTGGAACTCGCCGCCCTCGAGCACCTTCTGCAGGTCCGGCGCGCCCGAAAGCTGCACGCGGCTCACCGGCTTGAAGTCGGTGATGGTCGTGCGCCGCGCCCAGGCGGTGAAGCTGCGCGGCGTGCGCTCGTAGGCCGCGCGCAGGGTCTTGCCGGCGACGTTGGCAAGGATCGCCGGGAAGTCGGAGGTGGAGTGCATCCCCGCCCGGCTCATCAGCGCGGCACCGGCCAGTTCCATGCGCGAGAGACCCGCCGTCGACACCCCGCCACGCTCCAGAACGTGGCGGGCAATCTCCATCAGGCTGAGGCCGCGGAAGTCGCGGGCGCCGGGGGCAAGCTCGCGCCCCGGGTCGAAGCGGTGCATGAGCGCCGACGCGATCGCCTCGGCCTGCGCCCGGTCGGCGCGGTCGTCGCGCGCGCGGGCCGGAGCGGGCTCGACCACCCGCTCGCCGAGCGGATCGGAGCTTGCCAGCGCCTCGAGGATCGCGGCGCGCGCGGCGTCAAGCGTGGCGCCCTCGGCGATCAGCCGTTCGGCGACATCCTCCTCGACGCCGTGACGGCGGCAGAGCGCGAGGATCTCGCGCGCCCGGGCGCGCTCCTCGGCACGGATGCGCTCCTCGTCCGCCGGCTGCGGCGCGCTGACCTGTTGTGCTGCTTCGGCACCGGCCCCGGTCGCGTCGGCACGGGTCCGGTCTTCGCCCTCGGCGGGCGTCGTGGGGGTGGCTTCGGGCATGTCATCGTCCTCGGTTGTGGTGCGGGTGGGTCTGGTGATCCGGCAGGGTGCTGCGTCATCGCTTGCGCGCGTGCGCGCGCCGGGATCCGCGCCGATAGCCACGGCGGAGATCTCGAGCGGCTCCCAGTCGACGGCGCGGTAAACGTCGGGCCCGTCGCGCCGGGCGGTGACCTCGAAGCGATGCACCCGGTAGCCCACGGAGACATTGCGAATGACCCCGTCGCGCACGTCGCGCCAGAAGGGCTCGACCTCCTCGCGCCGGGAAAAGCGGATCGTCGCGATGCCGCGCCCATCCTCGATGCGCGCCGAGCCCTCGACCACGACGCCGAGCACGTCGCCAAGCCCCCGGCCATGGCCGGCGAGGAAGGGCGCGCCGGAATTGAGCCGCTCGAGCCGCACCGCGCCCGGCGCGAGCGAGAGCTCCTCCTCGACCGGATCGCCGAAGAGCCGCGGCCGCGCCACGCGCGCGCCGGTGGTCCAGATCACATCCACCGTGCGCTCGGCCTCGTTGAGCGAGGCCGGCACCATCTCGGCCGCCCGCGTGAGCGCGGGCAGTGCTACCCTGTCCTCGGGCATGGGCTTCTCCTGTCAGTCTGTGTCGGGAGGCGCGGGGGCGTCGGCCTGATGCAGCCCCGCCTTGGTGACGCGCCGCGGGTCGCTGTCGAAGACAAGGCCCAGCGCGTCCATCTGCTCGGCCATGCGGCGCCACTCGGCCATCACCTCCTCGGGGTCGTAGCCGCGCCGGGCCACCTGCTGGGCGATGGTCGAGAACCCCGCCCGCACCTCGAGAAGATCGGCCTGCGCATCCTGAAGCGGATTGACGCTCTCGAAGGCGGGCGGCGCCCATTCGGCGGGAACGCGGGCATCAACCGGGATCAGGCCCCGCAGGCGCGCGCCCTCGATGAACCAGCTCCAGACCGGCTCGCAGAACATCGGGATCACCGTGTTCCATTGCAGCTGTTCCACCATGCGGCGGAACTCGTTGAGCCCCACCCGCGAGGAGGAAAAGTTGGTCTGGCTCAGATCGCCGGTCATGAGCGCATAGGGAACCCGGAAGCCCGCGGCGATCAGATGCATCTGCACCTGCAGCCATTCGCGGATGCCTGCGCCGCTTCCCGGCTGGTTGAAGCGGATGTCCTTCGCCCCGCGCGCATAGGCAATGAGCCCCGGCTCGAAGGCCTCGATCACCCGGTTGTCGGCATCGACCACCGAGGGCGCCACGCCCTGCTCGGCTTCCTCCGCGCCGAAGACGACGCCGACAAGGCAGGCCTCGGTCTTCTTGCGCACGAGCTCGGCCGCCTGCCAGTCGCCAAGATCGCGCAGGGCGCGCATCGCCGGCGCGCCCCATGGCACGCCCCGGCTCTGCACCCGCTGGCGTTCATAGAGATGGGCCACGCGGTCGGCCGGCACCCGCTGGGAGCGCGGAAGGCGCGCGCCGCCCAGCGCCGCATCGCCGGGATGCTCGTCGAAGAGCCAGTAGGCCACCCGCCGGCCCGAGGCGTCATACTCGATCCCCTGGCGCACCGACGCCTCCCGGCTCGGAGGCCGCGCGGCCTCGTCGAGATGGTCGGCCTCGCGCAACTCGATCACGAAGGGGATGCGCCCGGCCTCCCTGCGCTCCCGGCGCAGGCGGCGCAGCGCGAAGACCTCGCCGCCCTCGATCATCTCGCGGACCGCGAGCGTGGTCAGCCCGTGGAAATCCGTGTGGCCATGCGCGTCGCAGCGGGCAGACCACTCCCGCCAGAGCGCGTTCACCCGCTCGTCGAGCGCCTTGTCGCCGGAGGCGGCGCGCGGGCGGATGCCGGTGCCCACGATATTGCCTACCAGCACCTGCACGGCCTGCGCGGCGAGCGGGTTGTTGCGGACGAGATCGCGCATGCGGTCGCGCAGCAACCTGCCCGCCGCCGCGATCTCGGCATCGGCCGAACTGCTGGTGGCGATCCAGCCCTCGGTCAGCCGCCCCCGCGCCGCGCCCTCATAGGCGCGCTGCATGTTGGCCATGGCCATGCGCGCGGCCATGCGGCGCGCGGCGGCCTGGGGCGCGAAGACGGCTACGGCCCGGTCGATGAGCCCCGGGCGCAGATCCACCGGCTTCATGCTCATCCGCCCCGCCTGAAGCTCGCATATCCCGCCTTTGGCAGGCCGCCGGAGCGGCCCCGGGACATCTCCGCCTCGATCACCCGGATCCGGCGCAACAGGTCAGCCTCCGAGCCGTATTCGACGCTCTTGCCGTCATAGCTCACCCGAAGCACGCCCGCGGCATAGGCGGCCCTGAGCGCCTCGAGCTCCGTTTCCGTCCACGTCATCGAAACCATTCCCTTCGGCCATCACCGAACCACCCCTTGGGCCTCCGCCCGGCCGGTTTTCCCCGGCGGGACGGATCGCCCGCCGCCTGCGCCTCTCGCGCCGCCGCCTCGACGAGCTGCGCCTCGAGATCGGCCCAGCGCGCCTCGTCCCAGCGATCGATGCCGATGAGCCAGGCGGCGGCGCGGGCGTAGACGCGGGCGTCGAGCGCCTCGTTGCGCTCACGGATCTGCTGCCACTCGAGCTTCGCGAAGCCGGTGCGGGTGCGCACCGTGACCAGCTGCTCGGCGGTGAGCTGGCGCAGCCATTCGGCGGTGACGCCCCGGGGCAGATGCACGAAGCCCGGCGGCCAGCCCTTGCCCTCCGCCAGATCTTCGTCGGTCGGCACGGGCTGGCGCAGGAAGCGATAGAGCTCGCCCTTGAACACCGCGCCCGCCACCTTCCAGAAGCGC